GTTTTATAGGATGTTTTATGTGGACTTTAGTAGGTTTGATGTGGAACGATAGAGCTTTGATAGTATTAAATGCAGTAGCAACTTTTGTATTACTAACAGGTATAATTAAATTATTTATTTAGGAGAAAGTATGAACATATTTTATTTTGATGAGTGTCCGGTCAAGTCAGCAGAAGCACAGCCAGATAAGATGTTAGTGAAAATGCCACTTGAAACAGCTCAAATGTTATGTACTGCACATAGAATGTTAGACCACTATGAAATAAAAGTAGTCCCGTCTAAGTCAGGTAAAAGAATGGTAAAAAGATATGTGCTAGATGATGAAAGAGATGATATATTGTATGATGCATGTCATATAAATCACCCTTGTACAGTATGGGCTAGACAATCAAGTGAAAATTATTATTGGTTATATGTTCACTTCCTTGCACTTGCAATGGAGTATAGATTTAGATATCACAAAGAACATAAAAGCTTTACAGATTTGCACAAAGCTTTGAAAAAATATCCAAAAAATATTCATATTGGAGACATGACACCACTAGCACAAGCTATGCCAGATAAATATAAAGATGATAATCCAGTCAAAGCATACAGGAATTATGTAATACATGAGAAGAACTATGCAGAGTGGAATCAAAACAGGGAGAGACCTACATGGTGGAGATAGAAAACATTCTAAAAAAATCTTTAAAAGAAGATATGATAAAGTTTAGTACAGGTAAAGAACTAAGCAAGAACGAATATAGAAACTGGACAAACTTTGTACAGCAACACAATCATGATAATCCTAACGACCAAATATGTTATGAAGTTGTATGGAAAGATGACATTTATAATGTAAAAATTATTAATTTAGATGTTGACAGGAAGGACTAGATGTGGTATAATAGCCACTTATTCTAGTATGCTGTAGGGTGTAGCCCTCAACTAACCTTCCTGAACCTGAAGGCATACTGTTTAAGTCGGTGGTTGGGCGAGTGGCTCGGGTGTACGACTTAAAATATTAACACCAAAAACAGTCTGATTTTTTTCTCGATGCGAGATAGTTTGTACAGACTTTAAACAACAAAACTCGTGGCTAGGAGTGAGCCTTTGTAAAAGCCTTACCCTCTATTAAATTAGAGTAGACAAGAGATAAGGTTAAGGATAAAACACGAATGAGTACTAAACCACCACGTGACTAGCCACCCTTTTTAACTGGAGGGTTATTATGAAATTTTATTTTAAATCAACAACACTAGACAAAGAGATAGGTTGGACATGGGCAGGTTTGTCAATGAACGACAAAGCTTACTGGGATACTTGGGTACCTAAGAAGTCTGATATCAAAATCATTACAAGACTTAATAAAGAACAAAAGAAACAAGCACTTGATGAGTTATGGGAAGACTTGCAAGGTGCTATACAATTTACACGAGATAGAAATAATTCAAGAAGAAGACAGAAAAGGCTTGACAAAAAATCTAATCCATGATATAATTGCAAAACTTAATACAACCTAAAAGGAGGAATTTTATGTATGAGTATGTAAAAGGGAAGGCAATGTATGCCAACATTACTAGCCCTAACACGAGGTTTGAACCTCATAAATATGGCATCACCGTTCTTACTGATTCTGATACAGCAACTAAGCTTGAAGACTTAGGACTGAATCAAGTTAGAACTAGAACAGGTGAACTGAAGTATGAAGAACCTGCTTTTACTTTTAGTAAGAGAGCATCAAGGAACGATGGGTCAGCTAATACTGCACCTAAGTTAGTAGATGCTGATGGTAATCCTATGGATGTTGCAATTGGTAATGGTTCAGAAGTGACTGTTAAAATCAAACCATATAAAAATAATTATGGTAGGTTTGCAGAACTTATGGCTGTTAAGGTAGATAATTTAATTGAATATACTGAACAAGATTCAGACAACGAGGAATTTTAATATGATAATTACTATTAAAAATGATGATGGTGAATCAGTCTATGATGTTTCAAAGATTGAAGATGAACAGAAAAGAAACGGTGCTAACATATCTATCAGTAAGATAGGTACGTTGAACGTGTTGACTGAAGCTTTGAACTATGCTTCACAAGGTCATCAGAATAATCTTGAAGCTGTACTAAAGGATAGTCCTGAAGCTATAGTTGAACAAGAAGAAACTGAGACTGAAGAAACTGTAGAAGAATCAGACGAATCTTAATTCATAGTGAGGGCTAACATGGATAAAACTTGGGACAAACTACACCAACCTTGTCCACTTTGCGATAGCAGTGATGCTGTTGGAATCAATGAAGATGATTCAGCAAAGTGTTTCAGTTGTGGAGAGTTCATGCCTAGTTATACTAACGCATGTGGAGGAAAGGATATGCAAACAACAACAGTACAGACTAAACAACCTGATGTAGTAGGAGAAGGAAAGTTTTCAGCCCTTACGGACAGAAAGATTTCTATGCCGACTGCTCAGAAGTATGGAGTTAAATGTGTACATGACTTACAAGGTAATGTCGTTAAACATTTTTACCCATACTACAATGGACACGAGCTATCAGCTACTAAAGTTAGGAACTGTAAGGACAAAGACTTCTTTGTATCTGGTAGTTATAATGATACAGGTTTGTTTGGTCAACAACTTTTCAAGAGTGGTAAGTACGTTACCATTACTGAAGGTGAGTGTGATGCTATGGCTGCTTATGAACTGCTTGGTTCTAAGTGGGCTGTAGTATCTATCAAGCGTGGAGCAAATGGTGCAGTCAGAGATATCAAGGAAAGCTTAGAGTTCTTTGATAACTTTGAAAATGTTATCATTGCTTTTGATAAGGACAAGGCAGGACAAGAAGCTAGTATAAAAGTTGCTAGGCTTTTCAAGCCCGGGAAAGCTAGAATAGTTACGCTTCCTAATGGTTGGAAAGACCCTAACGACATGCTAAGAAACAACAAACATAAAGAGTTTGTTGAAGCTTGGTGGGCTAGTAAAGTTTATACACCTTCTGGTGTTATAAATGTTTCTGAACAGCGTGAGAAGTTTCATAATCGTGAGAAGAAACAAAGTGTACCTTATCCTTATGAAGGACTTAACAAGAAACTCTATGGTCTTAGAGCAGGAGAACTGGTGACACTTACAGGTGGTACTGGTCTTGGTAAGTCAAGTGTCACACGAGAACTTGAACATCATCTTATTAAAAACACTAAAGATAATGTAGGTATCATTGCATTAGAAGAAGATTGGAGAAGAACTATTGACGGTATCTTATCTATTGAAGCTAATGCTAGGTTATACGTTGACCAAATCAGAGATAGATTTAGTAAAGAAGAACTAGATAGTTTCTTTGATATACTTTATGACGGTGAGAACAAGAATAGAGTATGGGTTCATTCTCACTTTGGTACCAATGACATCGATGATATCTTTACCAAGCTTCGCTTCATGATTATAGGATGTGACTGTAAGTGGGTGGTCGTTGACCATTTACACATGTTAGTTAGTGCTGTACATGAAGGTGATGAGAGACGTGCTATTGATTCTATCATGACTAGACTTAGAAGTTTGGTCGAAGAGACAGGTGCAGGAATCATTTTGGTTTCACACTTACGTAGAGTTGATGGTAACAAAGGACATGAGAATGGTATAGAGGTTTCTCTATCTCATCTTAGAGGTTCAAATAGTATTGGACAACTTAGTGATTGTGTGATAGCATTAGAACGTAATCAACAATCAGATGACCCTGATGAAGCTAGGACAACAAGAATGCGTATACTTAAATCAAGATACACAGGCGATGTTGGTATGGCTTGTAGAGTTATCTATGATGCAGAAACTGGTAGACTATCAGAACTAACAGATGAAGACATTACTTTTGATGATAGTTTAGATGAGGCATTTTAATTATGGATTTAGTATTTGACATAGAGACTGATGACCTTAAAGCAACTAAGATACATTGTATTGTAGCACAAGATGTAAACTCTGGAGAAATATTTAAGTTTCCTCCAAGCAACTTACAAGAAGGCTATGAACTTTTATCTAAAGCAGATAGGTTAATAGGTCACAACATCATAGGGTTTGATATTCCTATGGTAGAAAAGTTTGGTGGTATAAAAATTAGAGACAAAGAACTTATAGATACTCTTGTTCTTTCTAGATTGTTTAACCCTACTAGAGAGGGTGGTCATAGTTTAGAGAAGTGGG